AGTCTTTTTGGTGGTGTGCCAAATAATAAAATTACTGCTTTTGCCGGTGAATCTGCTACAGGAAAAACTTTCTTCGTACTCGGCATCGTCAAAGCGTTCTTAGATGCTAATCCAGAAGCTGGTGTTATGTATTATGACACTGAAGCTGCGGTTACTAAGTCAATGATGGAACAGCGAGGCATCGATACCAAACGAGTAATCGTTGCCGAAATGGATACCATTCAGAAGTTTAGGACTCATGCGCTCAAGACTCTTGAATACTATGAAAAGTCTGGAGATAAGCGTCCTCCTTTCATGATGGTTCTTGATTCATTAGGACTATTGTCTTCTACAAAAGAAATGGAAGACACATCTGAAGGCAAAGAAACACGAGATATGACAAAGGCTCAAATTATCAAAGCCACATTTAGAGTGCTTACTCTTAAGCTTGCTAAAGTTAAGGTACCTTTGATTTTGACCAATCATGTCTATGCAGCAGTCGGTGCATATGTGCCTACAAATGAAATCTCAGGTGGTTCGGGGCTCAAATACGCTGCTTCTACAATTGCCATGCTTTCTAAGAAGAAAGATAAAGAAGGCACTGATGTTGTTGGTAACATCGTTAAAGTTAAAATGTACAAGTCACGCCTATCAAAAGAAAATAGCCAAGTAGAAGTACGTCTATCTTATGATAAAGGTCTAGATAAGTATTATGGTCTACTTGAGCTAGCTGAAAAGTATGACATCATCAAAAAGGTTACTACTCGTTATGAATTACCAGACGGTACCAAATTGTTTGGTAAAGAAATCAATAACAATCCAGAGAAGTACTTTACTGATGAGATGCTGCAGCGCTTAGATGAGTGTGCAAAGAAAGAATACAGTTATGGTACTTACAGTGTAGGAGAATTGAATGACGATCGAGAAGACGATTCTATCTAGTCTACTCTTTAATGAAGACTATGGTCGCAGAGCTATCCCTTTCATCAAAGATGAATATTTTAAGGATGTAAATGATCGAGTAATCTTCAATCTAATCGATGAGTATCTAAAGAAGTACAACGCTTTCCCCTCGAAGGAGGCGTTGGTCATCGATCTAAGTAATCGTAAAGATCTGAACGAACAACAGTTCAAAGATAGTACTAATACTATCGAGAACTTAAGTTCTGACCCAAATACCAAAGTAAATTGGTTGCTTGATCAGACAGAGAAGTTCTGTCAAGACCAAGCTCTGTTCAATGCAATTTCTAAGTCTATTAAGTTGATGTCTGATGAGAAGGCTGAAATCTCAAAGGGATCTATCCCTCAGCTCTTGTCTGATGCTCTGGCAGTTTCCTTTGATACGCATATTGGTCATAACTTACTTGATGATTGGGAAGATCGATATGCGATGTATCATCGTAAGGAATCCAAGATTCCCTTTGATCTCGAGTACTTTAATAAAATCACTAAAGGTGGATTATCGCCTAAAACATTGAACATCGTACTTGCAGGTACTGGTGTTGGTAAGTCAATGTTTATGTGCCATTGTGCATCAGCCAATCTGATGAGCGGCATCAATGTGTTGTATATTACCCTTGAAATGTCTGAAGAGAAGATCGCTGAGCGTATCGATGCAAATATTCTAAACGTAACGATGGATGAGTTGGCAGAAATGCCAAGAGATGTCTATGAACGTAAAATCAATCGTGCAAAAGAAAAGACTGTTGGTAAGTTGATTGTAAAAGAATATCCTACTGCATCTGCAAGTTCATCTAACTTTCGATATCTGTTTAATGAATTGAAGATCAAGAAGAACTTTGTACCAGATATCGTTTATATTGATTATTTGAATATCTGCTCATCTGCAAGATTGAAGACAGGTACCAACTTCAATTCATATACATACGTAAAGGCAATTGCAGAAGAACTTCGTGGTCTTGCAGTGGAGTTCAATGTGCCAATCATTTCGGCTACACAAACAAATCGGAGTGGTTACAGTAACTCTGATGTTGGTCTTGAAGATACCTCTGAATCGTTTGGTCTACCAGCAACTGCAGACTTCATGTTTGCCATCATCACTGGTGAACAACTCAATGGTCTAAATCAGTTGATGGTTAAACAGTTGAAAAATCGTTATAGTGATCCAAATATGTATAAGAAGTTTGTGATTGGCGTTGATAGAGCTAAGATGAAGCTATATAATGTAGAACAGGCAGCACAGCAAGACATCATTGATGAGAGTCGTGATACTTCTAATGTGTCTCCTTTGAAAAAGAAATTTGATAAATCTCTGTTTGAAGATTTTACTTAAATATAGAAATATAGTATTATAGACACAGCTACAATATGGAAACTTTATGAATATCTTTTTCTTATCGACCGATCCACAACAATGTGCTGAATATCATTGTGACAAGCATGTTGTAAAGATGATTATCGAGTATGCTCAACTTATGTCTACTGCCCATCGTCTGCTCGATGGTAGACAGTACACTGAAAACAATAAAGGGCGAATGACTAAAAGGTGGAAACTCAATGATAACATTGACACCATAATTTATAAAGCGTCTCACGTTAATCATCCATCTGCAATTTGGACTCGGCAAGATGCAAGTCATTATACTTGGCTTCTCACTATGTGGAAATTCTTGTTGAAAGAATATACTCATCGTTATGGTAAACACCATAAAACTGGTGAACTTGAATTTGCTTTATCGAGACTTCCTCGTAATATTCCAATCAAAAGTCTGTCTATTGAAGAACCTCCTCAGGCAATGCCAGAAGAGTGCAAGGCAAACGGCGCGGTAAATGCATATCGCCAATACTATATCTTGAAGAAAAATGGATTTGCTCGATGGACTAATCGGCAAATTCCAAAATGGTATTCGCAAGGAATTTTAGATCTATTGACAATGGAATCTCAAGTGATGGGTCTCTATGATTGAGATAGAGATTGAAGGCATAAAGGAAAAAAAGCAAAAGCAATTATATAAAGATGCTACAATATTTTATTGCACTCAACTCTTCAAGAAAGATCCTGGATATTTAGATATTATATTATCGTTTATGAAAGCTCCAGCAAACATGAATATTCATGGATGGTGTTTACCAGAGACGAATTATTATCCAAAAAATTTCTATATTGAAATAGCAACAAAGCTTAATCAAGAACAAAGACTTCGAACACTCGCTCATGAAATGGTTCACTTAAGGCAATATAGGAAAAATCAATTGCAGTTTAAGAAAAACCAGATGCATTGGAAAGGCCAAGCATATATAGTAGAGAATGAATATGAAATGTACACCTCTGCACCATGGGAATTGGAAGCATACGAAATGGAAGAAGTGTTGTACAATAATTTTATAACACAATATAATACGTAAATAAAGAATATTCCAGTGTACTCAAATAGTAAGGAGAGCGGACTGTTAATCCGTCATATGCTGGGGCAGAACCAGCCACTGGAGCCATCAAATATCCGTGTGGTGTAATGGCAGCACAACTGTCTCCAAAATAGTTAGTTGAGGTTCAAATCCTTACACGGATGCCAAATTATGAAGAAGACTATACAATGGATAAGGTATGACTTTAATTCAAATCCTTTTCGGTTTATTATTGAGTGCCTTGCTTGGTGTGGCAGCATCGGGTGTGCTCTTGGAATGGCGCTTACCGTTCCTAATCCTCCCCTTATGGTGTTTTATCCTATTTGGATTATTAGTTGTAGTATGTACGCTTGGTCTGCTTTTACTCGCAGGTCCTTTGGTATGCTCTTAAACTATGGACTTTTGATGACCATTGATATGGTTGCACTTTTTAGAATGTTATAAATAACACCTCTATCAACCAGCTTAACAATAGGAGATGTCTATGTATAAGCAAGAAAATTATTATGAGCGAGATAACTTTAATACATTGGAGACGATATATCAAAATCTTCATAATCAGTATAAAGTAGTTGAAAAGTCTTTAATTAAGACCCTCGACGAAAACGCCTTTCTCAAGTCATTGCTATCAGAAAATAAAAACCTTCATCCTTTTATCGACTAATGAAGACGTGTCCTAAGTGTGGAATAGAGCATAATTTTACACGTAAGTTTTGCTCTATTTCATGCGCCAATAGTAGAACTTGGTCTGAAGAAGACAAAAAGAAAAAGTCTATCGGCGGTAAGAAGTTTTACGAGACTGAAGAGGGTGAAATAAATAAATGGATAAAGGGTCAACGTAATTCTCGACAAGGATTTAGACCTTTAAGTGATCCAGAAGTCCAAGAAAAAGTAGAAGATGATTATATAGTTCCGCATAGTTTTGAAGAAGATACTTCAAGATTTGTGTCGGGCGGAGATGTATGGTTTGTTGATGAGTGAGGTATAATATGTTTGA